CCGGCATAAAATCCGCAGAGCAGAACGTGGGGAATACGTTCTTGGTACACTTAGCGACAAAGCCAAGCAGCGCCATACCCTCGGAAATTCGCTCGCAGAGGCCCTTGGATCCCCAGCCTCTGCGAACGGTATCACTGACTTTGTAATACAAAATGTTGTCATCGCCCATCACCATCATGTGGAAGTCGGTTACCCCAGCCTGCCGCAAACACCACACATGGGCGGCCGCATTGAGAACCGAATTACCAGCGGACGTATTTTGGTCACCAGACTTGCGTGTGTAGGCGATCTCATAGCTATAGTACCTACCAAAACCCTTGGTGTACCGCTGAGAATCAAGCGCATTCAACGCCGTCTGGTCAAGACCAAACCGGGCAAACACTGCCCGTTCAGTCAGATGGCAGCCCTCTCCTTGGCTAGCATCATACTGGCTGAAATCGTCCTCCAAATAGTCATACCCATCGTCAAGCAACTTCGCGTGGATCGACCCAAGCTCCAACCGACTAAACTTGCCGGTATAGATAACTTGTGGGATCTCACCCCGCTGCAGTTCATGACGCAAATAGGCATGCCACGCCCGGGCCCATGACTCGATGAAAGGCCCGAGGCACAAGTTCATCTCCATCTTCTGGAGGCCTTGAATTCCTCGAGGGCACTTTGACCGAGCGCACAGCAACAATTCACGCTTCGTAAAAAAAGTGCGATATGCTGAGTCCGGTTTCAGAGTGATGGCCAATTGATCGTCGATGGCACGCTGCAACGCAATGCGCTTAGTGGCGGGTTGTTGTCCAGCAACCCAACCATCCATATCAGCGCCGGTGCGAAACGGAACTATCAAATCGACCAACTCGTTAGCCCACGGCAGGATTGACCGCCACCGTGCAACAGTGGCGGGATCGTTGGGCGTACTCTTCAAATGGCGCCCGGCCAATGCCTTCATCTCATTCTCACGGGAAGAAGAGAACTGGAGAGGCACATGGCTAAGACACAATGGCCCAATCACGAAC